CGGTGCCAATCTCATCGGTGCCAATCTCAGCGGTGCCGATCTCATCGATGCCAATCTCAGTGATGCCGATCTCAGCAATGCCAAGCTCATCGGTGCCAATCTCATCGGTGCCAATCTCAGCGGTGCCTATCTCCACAGGGCCAAGCTCCGCGGTGCCGATCTCATCGGTGCCGATCTCAGCGGTGCCAATCTCAGCGGCGCCAATCTCAGCGGTGCCTATCTCAGCGATGCCAAGCTCAGCGATGCCAAGCTCCACAGGGCCAATCTCCGCGGTGCCGATCTCAGAGGTGCCGATCTCAGAGGTGCCAATCTCAGCGGTGCCAATCTCAGTGATGTAATCGGTCTGTCAGACACTACCCGTTAACCATTCCCGCGCACATTCCACGAAACACCACTGAAAGGATTACACAATGGACACCATTACCGACGTCAATACGCTCGCCGGCTCAGTAGCTGTGACTCATGCGCACTTGAATGCAGCAGTGACGAAAATTGCCCGACTCTTGAAAGGATATCTAACACCTACAATTACAGTGTCTTCTTGCAATGGGCGAGTATCCTTGGAAACAAGTACAGTTGAAACCCGAGTATCTATTCAAGTACTCGCTGAATCTGGAACTAATTTCAGCGAAACCTGCGTACCGCTAAAAGCGTTTTCAAGCGCTCTGAAATCATGTGACAAACGCACCCCAGTCGAATTGCAACAGATGGACGCCGGTATCACAATCGTGTCAGGATCGTCAACATTTGCAATGCCATTCGCTAACCCGGATCTTTACGGACCCAAACTCCCCATGATGGACACTGGGGTCATTATCATGGACGGTCCCGCAGGACCGTTCCGTGACGTTGTGGCTAACTCAATTACGCATGCCGGAACTGACCATACTCGCCCGATGCTTTCACAAATAAAGCTCATCAACACGGGTGAACAGAATTATGCCGGTGCCACCGATTCATACCGTCTATGTCAGCTCGTGCTCGGTGAAATGATCAAGTTTGGAACCAGCGTAGAGATTCCTGCTCGGGAATTGCGCCTAGCCACGCAACGTTTGGGAGACGCTGAAAGTCTCATAATTAGCAACCATCCCGGCAATATCGTGCGCGTGAAAAGTGATATGGAAACATGGGCAATCAAGTGTGATAGAGGACAGTACCCTAATTTCGCTCAGTTCATTCCCGATGAAAATACGTTCATCGCGGCCATTACCGTAGATCGCAAGCAGCTTATGAACGCAGCCTTGAATGCTTCGCGCATAGGGGGACCACGCAGCAACGCCCCATTGAGATACAAGATCGGGGACCGAGAATTGAAGCTGACTCTAATCAGCCCGGACGAAGCAACGTTCTGCGAAGTTATCCCCTGCGAAACGCATGAAAAAGTGTCAGACGATCTTAGAACAGCCGGGATCGACGCAGGTTTCCTTCACGACGCGCTCAAAATACTCAAGGAAGATCAGGTCACAATCAATTACATATCGCCATACAAACCGATGTTGTTGACGAGCGGAGATGATCGGGTACTAATCATGCCGATCATATTGAATTCCTAAGCGCAGCGGTCGGAAGGGTCGCGCAACACAACAATCATAGTGTTGTGTCGCGGGTTCGATTCCCCGCGCCCGACTCAAGTACGACAAAATAGAAGGGAAGGTTCGATGAACGTCGTAGATGTAGGAAAAGTAATCGTTTCCAAACTGAATGACCTGGGGGTCGAATGCACTCTCCAAAATGTCATTGACGCGCCGCAAGTTACGCGCGTAGAAGTGACCCCAACCACGTCATCCATCCGTATGCAAGACTTCACCCGGCTAGGACGCTCCAACGATCTCGCGTTCGCGCTCGGGATCTCAAACGTCACCATCCACGCACCCAGCTCGTCAGGAAATGTGGCTATCGAGTTCGCGCGCGAAGACCGACAAAATGTCGCGCTCGAATCACTACCTGAAGCCAAATTCCCGCTGCTCATCCCGATCGGTCTCGAAGTTGACGGGCGGCCAGCCCTGCTGCCGTTGCAGGATTGCCCCCACTGCCTTATCGCGGGACAAACGGGCGGCGGCAAATCGAATCTTCTACACGTCATCATCTCTCAACTTTTGCGCTCGCATTCACCCGAGCAACTGGAACTAGCTTTGATCGACCCAAAACGGGTTGAAATGACCCGATGGGAAGGTGTACCTCATCTTGCGGCCCCGGTCGCTGACAACGTGCAAACTGCAATCCGTCATCTTCACGGCACCGTCTTGACGATAGACCGACGCTATGAGATTCTACAATCGCTTGGAGCACAAAACATTGTGGAAGCAAACTCAATTCTCGCCGAACGCGGAGTAGCTCAAATCAGATACGGCGTCATCGTCATTGATGAGCTTGCAGAACTGATAATGGCAGCTCGCGGCGAAGTTGAATCATTGCTCGTACGGATCGCGCAGAAAGGGCGCGCGGCAGGTGTCCATTTGATCGTGGCGACCCAGTACCCGAAAAGCGAATGCGTAACCGGGTTGCTCCGCGTGAACCTGCCAACGAAGATCAGCTTCGCCGTACCGGATCAGGTGGCAAGCAGACTCATTCTCGGCGTGAACGGCGCAGAAAAGTTGCTTGGTAAAGGCGACGGGCTAATGTCTCTCACCGGGTTGCCTGCAAAACGTTTTCAAGCCGCATTCGCAACCAGCGTCGACATTCAGCAGACAATAGAAAAGTGCCGGCATGACCAGTAACACGTTGCCCACACAATACTCCGGTAATGTCCGGCGTCGTGCAGACGGCAAATGGGTCGTCCGCTACCGTCTTCCTTCAGGCGTCGATTCGCGCCGCGTACTTGACTGCCAGACTGAGCAGGAGGCGCAAGAAGCGTTGCAAACGATTTTCGCACGCTTTAAGGAATGGGCTCCCGGAACCGACGCGCTATTCTCAGTTCTAGCGGCAGAATTTCTCACCCGCTGTGAGACGCGTGGGCTGCGTCAGGACACGATCACCCGATACAAAGGGATCATTGAGTGGGATCTTCTACCGGCGCTTGGAGAGAAACCTCTCACGATGGTCTCAAAACGAGAGATCATTCTCTTGCACGATTCTCTCAGCGCGCGGTTAGCTCCCGCGAGCGTGAATCAGACCAAAATCGTTTTCAGCGGCATCGTGAGTTACGCGCGACGCGCTCGAGACTACGTGGGAACAGACCCGAGCGAATGGTTCGAGCGCGCGCGAAACCGGCCGCAAGAATCCTTGGACGTACTCAACGTGCAGGAAGTCGAGCTTGTCGCCAACTCACTTGATAACCCTTATGCCGTAATCGTGCGCACCGCTGCTTACGCCGGGTTGAGGTTATCTGAGCTACGCGAGCTTCGCTGGCAAGACGTTGATTTCGCAGGATCAAAAATCACCGTGTGCAAACGTTACACCGATCTTGACGGGATCGGTGCGACAAAGAGCGGCAAAATCCGCGTGGTGCCAATGGCAAGCAGAGTCGCGAGTGAGCTGAAACTACTTTCACAACGGGAGCGCTACACCGAGCCTGGATCCCTAGTCTTTTGCACGATGAACGGAGGGCATCTTAGCGGAGACCGAATCTACAGGAAGTTCGTCTCTGCATGCTCACGATCGGGATTGCGTCGATTGAGCTTTCATTCACTCCGGCACACAGCCGGCAGTCTGTGGATCCAGAAATTCGATCTCCGTCAAGTTCAAGAATGGCTTGGTCATGCAAGCATCACGACCACTTCGCGATACCTTCATTACCAACCACGCGGCAATGAGGCAAAGATGATGGACGAACTTCTAAGTAGCACTGACCGCTAACCATTCTCGCGCGCACTCTATCCACCAACACTAGGAGCTAACCATGATTCAAATCACGCACCGAACCAGCGAAAAGGTCCTATACACGTCCGAGCCGGCTACGGATATCCGTACGGCTTTGGAAGAGGCTGTGAAAAGCGGTGCCAATCTCCACAGGGCCAATCTCAGCTTTGCCAATCTCCGCGGTGCCGATCTCAGAGGTGCCAATCTCCACAGGGCCAATCTCAGCTTTGCCAATCTCCGCGGTGCCGATCTCAGAGGTGCCAATCTCCACAGGGCCAATCTCAGCTTTGCCAATCTCCGCGGTGCCGATCTCAGAGGTGCCAATCTCAGCTTTGCCAATCTCCGCGATGCCTATCTCATCGGTGCCAATCTCAGCGGTGCCAATCTCAGCGGTGCCGATCTCCACAGGACCAATCTCAGCTTTGCCAATCTCCGCGGTGCCGATCTCAGAGGTGCCAATCTCAACTTTGCCAATCTCAGCGGTGCCAATCTCAGCGGTGCCTATCTCCACGGTGCCAATCTCATCGGTGCCAATCTCAGCGGTGCCGATCTCAGAGGTGCCAATCTCAGCTTTGCCGATCTCAGTGATGCCAATCTCATCGGTGCCAATCTCAGCGGTGCCGATCTCAGTGATGCCGATCTCAGCGGTGCCTATCTCAGCGGTGCCAATCTCATCGGTGCCAACCTCAGCGGTGCCGATCTCATCGGTGCCAATCTCAGCGGTGCTAACACAGCATCTGCGCAAATGCAGGACAATCGCCGGGAAGCCGAACAAGACACCGTGAAGGGTATGGATTATGACGCAAAACGATGACAACTTGCTCACTAAATGTTCTGAAGTCACCTATGACATGCGTGACTCCGATAAACACGAACCGCATTACCTAGCTAACGTTGGCGATCTACTTTGGAACCCAAAAAGCGGAGACGGACACGTTCTTGTTTCCGAAACAATCTGTGGTCAAAAATATAACGGTCGAACTGTCAACTGTGGTTGTCAAGGATACGGGATACAACCTTGCCCCAATACCACACTTGTTTGCGAATGCGGGGAAGACGATTCGTGGCGTGACCATCACTACGAACTGATTAAGCGTGCTCGACGTGTTGGCACATGGGCTCCGCCCTACCAGGAGGATCAATCATGACTGCTCCGAATCGCCGCAAAAAGAGAAATCCATCAAAAGAACCCATCACCCTCAGCCCTGACGCGCTGGAAGACTTGCTCATCTCTCTTGAAGTCATTTCTGAGGCGCGCACACAAACGATTCAGGACATCTCTCTTTTGCGCGCGCAAGCTCTAACTCGATACCAAGAGGAGATGAGAGAGCTCAACCAGCTCCACCTTTCGGCGAACAAAGCACTACTCTCCTCGATTGACGAAGCGCATAACCGTGGAGTACCGAAAATGCTCGCTTACGAACACGTCAACCTGACGCCACGCAGAATCCAATATCTTCGCCGGCAAGTTCCTGCCGCAGAAAAGGCGCCGGTAACGCGCACAGTGACAAGATGAACGTCGCATAGAACATCAGCCGCGACGCGAGAATATGATCGGCGAGCCAGTCGATGACCCGATCGTCGCGACCGCGACCGGGCATGATCTCGCCGAGCCTGCCCTGTATCCGGACGGTGGCGGGCTTACTTCCCGACCTTGTAGTTGCCGTTGAACACCACGTTCGTGCTGGCGACACCGACAACTCCCGTGGGCACCGTCACTTGGACGGTCCCGTCGCTGCCGTAGATCCGGACGATTGTCGTGCCGCTGATCGTGCCGCTGATCGTGACCGTGGCGGGAATATCGACGAACTCGACGCCCATCGGCCGGAGATCCGAGGGCATTGTCCACATTGTTGCCGTGGTCGCGCTGGAAGCGTCGAGCCCGCCCTTGACATGGACGTTCCCGTCCATGTCCACCGAGAACGCGGGCCGTTCAAGCACGAAAATCCCGTAGAAGTCTCCGACCGTCCACCCGTTCTGTAGCGCTGCGGCGCCGCCAATCCCGACCGGCAAAAAGAACGTGCGAGCGGCGATCTTCGCGGCGCTCCTAACGCGGTCGGTTAACAGTGACGACTTGACTATCGCGTCCCGCACGCCTTTGCCCATCGCTCTGTGACCATTCATGTTCGTATGCGGGTTGATGTTGAACGTGTGGCCATCGTTCCAGTGGCTCGGATTCTGGGCAAGGATCGTGTCGATGTTCACGCCGATCACGCGGGATGCGAACTCGGCGTTCTCCATCGTCTGCTGACTGCCGATCCACGACAGGACCGCCGCGTCGTTCATCGGATCAGCACCGTCAGAACCGTTCGGGAACCCATCGGCGACGGTAAAGAACGTGTAGCCAACCGTTGATGGCATCCGCGCGGCTGTCTGACATGCGATGAGCGGCCCGTCGAGCGGGTCGGACTCCATCCCGCCGTGGCTGACGTTGAGATAGCCGGTGGTGTGAGTCGTGAGCATCACCCGAATCACCTGGCCGGCAGTGATGTTCGCACCGCTCGTCGGGTCCGTCGGACCACCAGACCCCAGCCGCAAAGTGACGCCGTTGAGCAGTGCCGAAGCCTCTGCTGCCTGGTCACAAATGACGCTGCCTTGCAGCCGCACCGTGCCGTAGACTGTCGCGTCGATTCCGACGGTGACCGTCACGTCCTGACTTTGGCTGACAGGAATGCAAATCGGGTAGACGCGGCCGGGGGGAGCGTCTGCCGGCACCGTGAACTTCAACTGGTCGCCGACAACGCTCGTGCGCTGATACCCAGTGCCGGCGTTGGCGTGAACGTTGCCGGTGGTCGGGTTCACGCCTCCGCCCGCTACCTTCGCCCACGATCCGGCGCCTGTACCCGGAAAATCGGTGAAAACCATTGCGCTATCCGCGGCGGTCCCGTAAACGGTGTCCGCGCCTGATGCGAGATAGATCGCCGCGAGACACCGGGCCGACAGGATCGTACGATGCGCGTGCAGAGCGGGAGTCGGGTTGGAATGCCCGAGCTGCGGAAGGTCGTTGAAGATGTCGTTCATCATCGTGAGCTTGCTGACGGGCGGGTATGGGTACTCCGGGGTCTGGTAGCAGCCGGGCATGCCCGGCACGAGGATGTTTTGCAACACCCATGACCAGCCACCGTGTACTGGTGAACCGCCGACCGGGCCGTCAGACCAGCACGCGCGACTGCCGCTCACAGCGATATTCCGGCGCGTGCGGGCGCCAAGCAATGTCGCGGCTATCTCCGACCAATTGTCAACCCACATGGTGGACGGCGGCCCAGCAAACGCATACGAATTGCCGTTCACCTCGACATGGTCGATGCCGGGACGGGCGTTCACCACAGACCTTGAATCTACGCCATTTATCTGCATGACGGTCGGGTTCGGAAGAGTGCCTGAAAGATCCCCGCCAGCGGGACTCCCACCCAAAATTGCGCGTGCGCCTGATTCACTCATGTCAATCGTCCCTCCTGGTGGTAAGGCAGGCCACGGAAAATCAGTCCGAGTCCAAGGGATCGCCCCAGGAACCAGAACAATAGTTGACTGTAAATCATCCCATTCTTCCCCAGAAAAATATCCTGACTGTCCGATCGAGATAACTCCCGATGACACGTACAGAACAGACGTGCCATCTCTCTCCTCATCCTTGTTACCCCAATACGTGTACGTGCCAGAAGGCATGATGACACGCTACCCCCAGTAAACATCAAGCTCGATGTTCCCATCCACGATCTCAACGTAGATAGCGCCGTTAAACACTTCGAGAGACTGATCGCCAAACCAGTCTCGAGCTGACTCTCCAGGAGAAAGAGAAATCACAGCCGTCAATGCCGGGGACGATACTTTCGCTCCATCATGCAGACGAAAATGAGCGTAAGCGGAACCAGTAGACTCCTTCGTGCTCCACCCGAACAACGCCGTAGGAACAACGGCGACGCCATCAACCTTAGTGACAAGAAGCTGCGAAGAGCCCGACGGATTCGGGCTCAACAGCGCAGTTTTCGCCGGCATCTTAGACGGTGATGAGTTCGCGGATCCGTGATGTCGGAACCGCGCGAGCCTTACCGCTGGAAACGGTCTGCCCTTGATCGACAGGATTGGCGAACACGATAAACCCGTTCGAGACTGCCGCTACTGCCGCCGCAGCGGTAGCGTAGTCGGCGCTCGAAAACGAATCACTGCCTGTACCGCCCGAAACTTGGTCGGATGCGATTGTGACGAAGACGGAAATGGCTCTGCCCTCCAGAAGAAGTTTCCAAGCGGCCTCGCCTGCCCGTATTGTTGTCGCGCCAAAGGATAGCGCAGATAAAAGACGTATGCTAATCGGTATCCCGCAGGAACGCAGGGACGCGCGAAAGTGATCGCACGATCTCCGACCGACGTGGCGTCCGAAAAGCTTGCGCTTCAGAAGTAAACACTTCCCCAGCATCCTCGAGCCGCATAACCAGAAACTTCTTACCATCATCATCTAAGAATGCGAGAGCTGGAGTTTCCCCCGTCTGGTAAGCCATCTCGACGGCTTCAACCATGAATGCACGGATCTTGGACCATGAGATACGCCCGGTCGTAGATTTGCATGAAAGCCTGATTCTCCCACGCGCATCTGATCGTTCATGCTGGTTTCCGCTACCTGGAGTGAGGCTAAGGCCGAGCATTTGAGCCGCTTCCGACTCAAAAGCTCGGCCTCTATCCTGCGATGAGAGCAACTTACCCTACCGCTGAAGCAGGAGGCTCCCCTTGCGAAGTGGCCTCAGGAACCCCGGCATCTTCTGCCGGGACATCAACCGGATAGGACTCTTGCGGAACGTTTGGAGTGGGGAAGAATGCGGATCCTGGGGGGATCTGCACGACTGGAGGCTCCGAAGTGAAAGTGACGATCGGGTTCGCTGGAACTTCAGGTACTACGTGTTCAACGACCGGATCTGAGAATGTATCCTCGACAGGAAACGTCTGCACAGGGAATTTCACAGGGTTACCGGGAGGGAACAGCGTAGAAGCAGGCTCCGCGATAACCTCCGGCGCGGGTCCAGGGACTTCAACACTCGGTTGCGGAATCGGATCTTGAGCCGCTGGCGGCGACTGATCCTCAGTCATCGGAGCGGCAGTGCTTGCCTCGGGCGGGAAGTTTCGCGCCGATCCTGCTGCGGAAGCGAGACCAGCATCTTCCACTGCAACCGCTGGCGGCAAAAGCGAGTTGATCTGAAGATTGATGCTGTCTCCGATCATCCCTGGGGATGGGTTGAGTTCCCCCGATCCGCTGACCGCGACATAACCGCCAGTAGCCTGCGCGAGCTTCATCAATGCTTCAGCGGCATGTACTGCGATCTCCGCTTCACGACCATTGGTTGCCGAAACAACCTGCACGGTGATGCTTTTGGCTTCGCCTTGAGTTGAAGAGAGAACGAAAGTCATGACTGCACCTGTGTGACAGGAGCAACGTTCTGCGCGTCCGCGAGCGTGACCACAGGCTGCGAGATTTGGTCAGACGTCGAGACCTTCGTTGGCACGATCGCGACGATTGGACTCGCCGAATCAGCCAAGTGATGAATCGCATTCGCTCCAAGAAACGCAGCCGCAACGATCGCCGAGCACAACTGAATCAGGATCGACTTGTTTGGTGACCATGATGGTACGAGGGCAACAACCTGCCCGATGACTGTCGTCAGCCCGGCAATGATGCCAGCCTGAGTGATGCTGATATGCGTAGTTTTCATCAATGCTCCTAGATCGTTGATGGCGGTCCAACCCGACGAATAACCCAAAAATCGGCGGCCTGTCCTGTGTCGAAAAACCATTGAGGAAGATAGAAGTCGCCATTGTCGCCCCATCCAGCGCCCCAACTGTTACGGCATCTTTTAGTTCGCGGCGGAATCTTCCCGATCGTATCGGTAAAACTGGAGTTGTACCCAGTCAATGCCACGCAATGACGGCCAATAACTTGCTCGCCTTTCCCTGGTATCGGAACGATCCCAGTGGAAGCCACCGAAGCACTCTCAAACGATTCGTACACGGTGAACCCAAAAGCGATCGGATACCCGCTAGCAATCGCTTGGTTCAAGTGCGGGTAATAGACGGCCTCATAAACGAGTGCTTCCTGCTGCTTAGCATCAGCGTACGCTTGCGATCCGGGCGCGACATTGAACACCTGATCGCTGTAAGGGAACTCGTTGTCAGGACAAACGCCGTACTTCGCGATTCCGGCCACTGAATCTCGAACAGTCGCGCCTGAATCCTGATCAGTGGTCCCTTCAGGAATGCGCGCGTCGTAATAGACCATCGCTCGACTCGGAACGACAACCGGCTCGCTCTGCTTCACCTGATCGTACATAACGAGCACGCAAGGACCATGACCCGTACAACTACCTTCAGCTCCCTGATCGAGAACAGGGATGCTCACAGTGTCCAACTCCATACTAACCGGGACCGTCTGCGCGGCGGCAGTGTGCAAGAACTGATGATCTCGCTGATCTGGGGCTTGCGGGTTCCATCCACCGTAATGTGTCTTGAGCAGATGGCTCATGCGAACTCCCTGAAAATTTGGCTAGCCTTGGAGGCGAAGAAGTTGTAACGCTGCCCCTGCCTCTGACAGACCTGACTTCGATAGGGCTTGCGACAGTTGTTGGTTCTCAGTGACCTTCTGGTCGAGTCTCGAGCGCCGCTGTAGATCGCAAGCTCAGGGCGAGCTATCTGGCAAGCCGGAACATTCTTCTGCGCGCCAACCCCCCAGCAGTGCGGATGCGATCCCTGATGAATGTCGATTCTCCGCTCAAAACTGATGACCGTACCAGCAAGAACGTGGCATCGTCTGAAACCGAGAGCGGGAGCTGCGCAACGCAATGACTTGTAAACGGACAACGCCGCATTACGCGCCTTTACCCATCCTAGAACCGGGTTGGGCGCAGGCTTCGGTGGAGCGTCCGCTGGCTGCTGCCCGTAGTCCAGAGCGATAGCCCGGTCAAAATCGACAGCAGACCCATTCTGGTACTGCTCGAGCGGCGCGCATCCAGCGGACGGCCAAACTCCGTTCGTCCGATAGAACCACGCATATGTAGCCCAGTTCGTGTTGCCAACAAGATGATGCGCACAAAGATAGTTGATCGGACCCGCACCGCCATAGGCGTTCGACCTTGAACTCAGAACCGACCGCGCACACGAAAAGTATGGCGCGACATCAGGTCCAGTGGCGTCAAAGTCGATCGCGAAATCAACGCTAGCGTTCGGGAATCCTAATGCCCGCTCTTCTGACTGTGCGGCCTGCGCGTCTGCGATCCCTGCTCCACATCCCCCGAGCGCTCTCGTCGCGCTCGTTTCCCAAACGAAAACCGTCTTCTTTCCAGCAGAATGCCATTTTCTCAGGCAAGAAGCCGTCCAGTTTTTCGATAGATCGAACGAAAGATAGCTAGCTCCAAAATCATGCCCGCTAGGCGATGGGCATGACCAAGCGAAGTCGATTCCGAGCGCAAAAGTCCTGGCTGACTTCGGCAAAGGCTGAAGGTTGACCGGCGTTAGCGCGCAGTTCATCGTGAAATCCTTTGGATTGCACGAGCGCCCAGAAACGACTTTCGACGTGGGGACGAGGAAGATAACGACCGCGAAAATGGTCACGGCAAGCGCTATGAGAAAAACGAGAAAAAATCTTAGCTTCTTCAACGCGGCACAGAATAGCACTTTGATCGGAGACTTGTCGTTGTCTCAACCCGGCGCAGAAGATGCTGCCGCTCAAGCAAGCAATACGATCGCGCTAGACGCGCCGCGCCAGGCTGAGAATCAAAATTATCAAGATCACGACGATAAGCAAACTAACTAGGTCCATGAGAGACCTCCTGCGGTAGTGGGTTGCTGGAATAACTTACCGGGATCTCGCTCAGACAATGCCCGACTGCCGTCATAGCCGTCGTCTTCCGGCGTAAAGAATGCCTCCCGTCCAAAGCGCGGCAAGCAAAGCAAAAATGATCCAGGCCGCCATCAGTGTCCCCATTGCGCCAGAATCGCGACAAAAACCCCGGCGTATGCACCCAAAGCACCAAGCCCCATAACCCATATCTGACGGCGAGAGAACCGGGCTTTGGCTTGAATGGAGACGCTATTAGCCAGCGCCTGCGTGATCGCCAAGCTCTTGTCCCAAGCGGCGGCCAGCTCAGACATCCCCTCCTTGAGGTCCTCTAGTGCCTTGGCCGTCTTGCGCTGAGTGTCGTCAATCTCATCCAGCCGCCGTGAGTGGTCAGAGATGTCCCTATCGACAAGGGCATCCTTGACGGCACGCTCAGTCATCTTCTCGGCATCAGCAAGTGCCAGTCCGGCGGCGCGGTCTGAGGCGACGCGGACGAGCCCGGCGGCACGGTCCGCGGCCATCCGTGCCAGCATCTCAGCTTTCTGCTCAACAGTCTGATTATCCGACATCAGACTTCCCCTCCTCACGCACAGCCACAGCCACAAGGTCGAAGCGAAGATCGGACGGATATACCCAAACTCCTGCCGGATCCAGAAAATCGGTAGCAGAACAAGACGCGACCCCTCCCAATGTCCCGAGCGGCGTCGCCTGCTCTCTTTGCGAAAAAAATCTACCAAATTTTCTTGACAGGCGCAAATTCGAGTCTAGGATCAAATCAAAAACGGTTCAGTTTCTCAGACGCTCGATCAGAATTCTCGCAAGACTGAACCGTCTGGAATAACGAAAATGGGCGCCTTGTAGATTTGAACTACAAGGCACCCATTTTCGTTCGGCAGAACCGAGGGGCATCACCCGGCAAGCCCTGAGAACACAAAGGCCCCATATTTCAGGGGCCTCAGCGCTGGGAGACGCGAGCAATCGCGGTCCCAGAATGATAGCACAGCTTCAAGGGCTCGCGCAGCCGGTATTTTGCGCCCTTGCGTATGATGCGATCAACTTGATCGTCCGTATCGACCATTCCATTCATCTGGACGAGCCTTCTACGCCACCAGAGTTCCTGCAACGAGTTCTCAAAGAACTCACGATCATCAACCCTGGCAAAGAACGAGCACTAGCGGAGCTGATCCGTGGCGCTGGGAACTTGCCTGACGAAATCGTCCTCTGGCGCCGTTCTGGCCGCAAGATCATCATCCCGAGAGGATTCGTTCACCGCTTCGAGCAGATCGCGGAGCAAGAAGGCATCGACATCGAATGGGATTCTCGTATGACGCTCCTGCCGCCATCAGAGCACTGCTTCCGTGATTGGCCGGCAGCGGAGTTGCGCGACTACCAGATCCCAGCGCGAGATGCGATGCTCAACTGGTCACAGGGAGTGCTCGAGGCGCCGACTGGATCGGGAAAAACCCGAATATGCCTTGAGTTCGTCCGCTGGGCTGGACAAAAAACGCTCGTGATCGTCGGCAAGGTTTCTCTTGCGCGCCAATGGCAGGCTGTCGTCCAAGAAGTGTACGGATACGAGACAGGGTTCATCGGAGAAGGTCAATGGGATGAACGCGACTTGACGATCGCGCTATGGCAGTCTCTGCATCGGAAGAGCGAGAACGGATCAATGAAGTGGGGATGCGTGATCGTAGATGAAGTCCACCATTGCGCGGCGGATTCTCTGTCGAATGTCACGGAAGGTTTAGACGCTTTCTACCGCTTCGGCTGCTCGGCGACGCCGCGATGGGATCCGCTGCTATTCCCGATCATCGAAGCATCTGTCGGACCGATCATCCACAGAATCCTACCAGCGCAGGTTGGAAGCAGCCTCATCTCGCCCACCGTGCGCGTCATCGAAACCGATTTCGCGATGGCGTACAAGGCGACGATCCGCTTCAAAGGACGCCGACAGCAAAACAATTTCGCCGAAATTATGGCCGCGCTCGTTGCTGATCCTGCGCGCAACGATCTTCTCGCCAAGATCGCTCGTGACGAAGCGCTCGATGGTCATCACGTTCTGATCGTCACCCGACGCATTGAGCACGTCCGTCAGCTCGTCTCGCGGCTCGAGAACGACTTCGACCTTGGGAACGACCTGAATGTCCTGACAGGTGCTCAGACCGGCGCAGATGCCCGCAGGATCGCTCACACGATAGATCAGGCGCAAAGCGGAACGATTCTCGTGAGCACGGTCGCCGAGGAAGCGCTCGACTTCCCCAAACTGAATCGTTTGATCATGGCGTACCCGCTACGACGGCTCCCGCTGATCGAGCAACAGGTGGGGCGCATCCTACGCCCGGTACCGAGAAAAGAGGGCGCGACGGTCTACGACATCGCTGATCCGAAGACCAGCGTTCTGCGCGCTCAAAGAACTGAGCGCATGAAGCTCTACGCAAGACGCGGCTGGAAGATCGAAACCGAAGATTCTTGACGCTCGACGTCCCGTGTTTCAACGACCGAGGATGCCAGCCCTTCTAACGCGTCTCGCCAATACGTATGTACTGAGATTCTCGCTGAGCGTTGAGCAATTTTCGCACGCTCCAATACTCTACTTTTCCGTAAGCCATCTCCCGCCAGCGGGAGCCGCGTACGTAATCTCAAAAGCATCGGTGGGAATGGGGCGGACTTCTAAATGAAGTTTCAAAATAAGACTCAGTCTCATTTTCCTTAAATATTTTAAAAGAAGAAGTAATCTCTGTAAGTAGTCTCTGGTATTGTGCTCCCGCTGGCGGGAGACCATCTCCCGCCAGCGGGAGGCGCTTTTTCCTACGTACGTAGGCCTATTTTCCCTACGTACGTATCTCATGAGAGAGCTTGACGATACCTTCATCATCTAACTTCCACCATCTCGTCTGGTCCATCCGTACGTACGGATTCTGTATTGAGATGACGAGTCCACGCTCTTTCAATGCGTCCAAGGCACGCTCGGTTTGCTTGTAGCTCAACCCGAGTTCGTCGCCCCATTCCTTGTAGGTCTTGTAGACCCATGTGTGCCCGTCGTGCTCTTTTGTCGAACGCTGCACCCAGTAGTGGAGCTGCTCAAGCACGATGGCTTGCGTGAGGCTCCCGAGTGCGGCAGCGACGGAAGGGCGATAGACCTGTGGGCGTTCTCCGAAAATGCTGGAGGAATCTTGCATCTGTTCTCCTTTGAGATATTTGTGCCGGAAGGATATGTGTTACCTTCCATACCGGTGCAGATAAGGGCGACATCTTATCGCCTACTCGGCCTCTAGCCCCGAAGATTCGAGATATGTCTTCGGGGCTACGTCGTTCTTGAGGGAATCAAAAAAAAACTTTCGCTTGACGTGCTACTCGACTTATGATTTGATCTCGAGCCAAGGGATTGAATGCGAGCTGTGAGGAGAAGCATTGACCACTTTTTGCCGGATGATCATTTTCGCTATTTGCGCGGCCGGCGCAGCGGAGAATCAGGTTCTCCACGTCGGTAGTCTTATGCAAGGTCTTTTAATTGTGGGCGCAATCATCATGTTCATCATCATTGCTGGAGAGGACATCTGAGCGATGTCAGAACCGCAAGCTCAGCACAACAATTTTGGGCACAGGAGCAAGGTAAAAAGTTCCAACGCACGCGCCAACCATCTTGCGCTCAAGAGCATGACGCAGGCGCAAAGGGAAACTGGGCTCACTCCCGAAGAGCTTGAGAAATATCAAGCATCCCTCCGAACCTCCTTCTACGACCGCCGAGAAGCATCATGACGCGACGTTTCAGGAACTCTCTTATTGCGATCCTGCTCTTTTTCTGGGAGCGCATCCTTGGGGCTGAGGATGAATCATCACAGGCTTTTCCCTCAGAACCGCGTCAACCCCGGCGTGATCTTACGAACGGGCTTGAAGAAGAAATGAGCGGTCGTACCATCGAGATATGGGTTCCTCACAACCTCGAGCGCCGACTGAAAGCTGCGATACATCGAGCCAACGCTTCAGGGCTCGTCGCGGGATGGGACGGGGACCAATTCTTCGATCTTCAGGATGATCTTCAGACGTTTCTAATCTCGACCTCAGAGATCGGCATGAAAATTTACGAGATAGATGACGGCGTCGTCTATGACGAAACCACCGGGTGCCCAATCGGCATTCTCCCCGAAGGAGTTTGAGTATGGCTCAAGAACAACAGCAGGCTAAGACGGCTCGTGAGAGCACCGAGAAGGGACAGATCGAATCAGGAGAATGGTTTTCTCACAACGGCGTTCCGATGGTAAAGTATTCATGCTCGGCATCCGAGTTGATTCCCACCATCCAGTACGGGAACGTGCTTATAGGGCCAGTTTCCGTGCAACGTTTTGCGCCTGACGATGAGAACCTTTACGCGGTAATTCAGAAGACACAGTCTGTTTGCGAGCAAGCAGTTGCTGAAGAACGCCAAACTGTGCAGACGCTTCTGCGCTCCAACGCTGCTACCGCGTAGCGCGCGGAATGAATGTTGACCGCGCTCTTTTAACCAAGAGCATTCAAACTGGAGCTGTCGTCCAGCTAATTTCTCGCGGCGTGTCTGCGCACCAGTTCACGCAGACTCCTGACGGTGAAGAGCTGGCCGACGTGCTGAACTGGATGATAGATCACACGCGCCGTTATAACGTGGCGCCGTCGATGTCCCTATTCCGTCAGCGGTGGCCGGAGTTCCGGATGGAACCATCGGCGGATCCTCTCGATGCGCTGATCGACGCTTTTTTCGCGAACGTGAAGCGCCGGCACTTTGCGGCGAAAGTGAAAGAGCTTGCTCACGCCGAGTATGACCCTTCCAAATGGTTGAAGTTGGATGAGATCATGCTCGATGCTGCTAAAGACCTGGCCGCAATAGTCCCTACCGGCAGAGTTTCTCGCTTCAGTGAGATGAACAAACGTGTTGACCGTTATGAGCTTGAGGTTGCAAACCCAGAATTACAGTCAGCATTCAAGATGGGCATCAAACCTTTTGATGACGCAACAGGAGGATTCCGGCCAGGAAATCTGGTGACGATCGCAGGCTATAGCGGAAGAGGAAAAAGCTTACTGTCACAATTCTTTCTCATGCAGGCGCGAGAGTCACATGATGCTCTCGGGCTCTTGATAAGCCTCGAGATGACTGCTGACGAGATTTTCGAGCGGCTCGACACGATGGTAACCAACTTTTCTCACAAGCTTCTCGCGCAGCGACAGTTGCCGGAAGACAAGGTTGATCTCTGGCGTCGCATTGCCAAGCAGTTTCAATCCTCGCGTTCAGACATCATCGTCAAGGACAATCTTCTTGGATGCACGACCGATACTGTCTACGCTGAGATTTCACGATACAAACCAGACATTGTTGCTGTTGATTATGTGCAGCTCATGCGTTCCAAGCAGAACTACGCGGCACAATGGCAAGTCCTTTGTGACATTACTAACGACCTGAAACAGATCGCGCTCTCAACCGGCACTGTGATCCTGATGGTTTCTCAAGACGGTAGAGATTCTGCGAAAAACGGTTCGACCGAAGAGAACATGGGCAGCTCAGTGTCGATACTTCAAGCGGCCGATATCTACCTTGGGTTGAATCAGACAGACGAGATGTATAAAGACCGGCGTATGGAGATCAGGATGCTCAAGAACCGGCGCGGTCCCAAAGAAACGTGCGCTTACATGGATTGGGATCCGAATACGATGACTTTCAAGTATCACGACGAAGCGAAGCCTCAATCTGAGAGCTTCTTGAGAGAGGTAGCGTGATGTTAGTGGGGTTCAACGCTATGAACCATCCTCAACAGATTTCCAAGCGGGGCGCCAATCCGCACGTTGATGAGCGTCAAACTTCACCAGAAGCTTTTGATCCATTGCACGCGAGGTTCCGCTTTACGGTTGATGTTGCTGCGCTTCCACGTAATGCGAAGCTGCCAAAGTTTTATACACCTGAAGACGATGGTCTAACCCAGAATTGGTCGGGGGAGCGTGTTTGGTGTAATCCTCCATACTCTTCAATCGAGCCTTGGGTAGAGAAGGCGCATAGAGAATGGCGGATTGGTGAACAAGGACGAGGCGGTCCTGAGTTGATCGTGATGCTTCTACCTGCCAATCGTACTGAACAAGGGTGGTGGCAACGCAAGGTTGAACCGTTCCGGGATCGTCTTGGATCGGATTTCCGAGTTGAGTTTTTGTCAGGGCGCCTACGTTTCATCGCATTCGACGCGACAGAAATCAAGCCAAATGAGCGACCACCATTCGGATGCTGTCTTCTGATTTGGAGCAAGTCATGAAGATTGTGTGCATGTTGAACTGGTTTGATGAGCAGCCGCATCAACTTCGTCGCCGCGTTAGAGAAGCATTTATGATCGGGTGTACGCATGTCGTAGCTGTCGATGGTGCCTACGCTCTATTTCCTGGTAGCAGGGAATTTTCTTCATCTTCTCAAGGCAAGGAGATCACAGATACAGCATTCTTCTACAAGCTTGGGTGCATCATTTACAAACCAGAAGTAGTTTGGGCGGGGAATGAAATCGAGAAGCGTCAGAATATGGTTGACATCTGTCTCGCGATCACGACCGATGATGATTGGCTGTTTCTTATGGACGCTGATTTCCATATCGAGCCCCCATTCGTCAACATGACTAAGTTACTCGCCGAGCATCCAGGACGGTTCGGAGACGTGTTGTTGACAGACAGCGATCAGGATGCAGGATGGTATCCGGTGCGCCTCCTTTACCGAGCTGTTCGAGGGATGCACTTGACGACGAACCACTAC